TAAGACGGGGAAGTCCCCTAGTGGTGCGGATGATTCTGAGAAGCCAGCCCCAATTAAGACCGCTATTGCTGACCAGCAAGCTACCATTCAGGCTATGGTAAAACAGGCTATGGTAAAAGAACATGCTAATGGAGCGGACGACGAAGAGGAACCCAAAAAGGGTATGAAGTATAAGGATGTTCGTTTCAAGGCAGAAGATGATGAGAAGGCAGAAGAGTATCCCGTTGACGAAAAGAAAGGCGGGATGCGGTATAAGGCAGAGGATAGTGAGGACGACGAAGACGACGATGATGTCGCAAAAGCAGGGAATGGAGAGGCCACGGACGAAGAAGAGGAAGAGGACGATGCAGAGAAGTCTATTGCTAAGCAACTTTCAGCTTTAAGGAAACAGGTTGCTCAGTATGAGGCTAACATGTCAAAGTCCATTCAGAATGAAACTGAATCAAGGCTTCGAAAGATGGGCTTCAGGGAGGACAATGGTCTACAACGACCAGTACGAACTGAGGTTGGTCTAGGGGTTGACGGAACGTCCACCCTTAAGAAGCAAGCGGCTGAGGCCGATACTATTGATCAGTTGACGAGTTTGTCTTACAAGCAGTTGCGTGACTTGCAGACTAACATTGAAGCTGGTAAGACAGAGGGTATTCCAAGAGAACTTCTTGGGATGTAAGTAAAAGAATTAAAATAGGAGGAACGAGAAATGGCTAATCCATCATTATCAGAATATCTTGCGCAGTCCCAACGTGGACTGTATCAGACGGTATTCGGCCCAGAGTACCTGCAGAAGCAGACGTACTTTACGGTTGATACCGCTACGGGTATTTTTAATACCACGTATGGACGCAAGGTCTGGCAAGCGTTGAATAACCAGACTCGTTTCTTTAACGCCATTCCCAGAGTTGTCTGGGGCAATACTGCTGGTTGGAGGGTCAGGACAGACAGGGGTTCCCAGCGGAGCCGACCTGTTACAGAGACTGGTTCTCTGCCAACCGTGGACATTTCCAATATTGAGACGGTATCGAGCTTGCCTCGTATCGTTTCTACGACCTTTGGTGCGTCTGTGAAGTCCGTCTTCGCAGCGCAGTTGGAAGGCGGTGTTGGGGATGTGCTGGCGTTGGAGAACGAGAATGCGCAGCTAGACCATGTTAAGGAAATCAATGAGGAACTTTTGGCTGGTACTGCTTACCTAGCATCTGACGGGTCGGGTACTTCGTTTGTTGTACCCGCTGCTATCGCTAAACACTTTAAGATTGGCGATGCAGTGAGTCAGTATGACCTTTCCTCTACTGCCCATGACAGGCAAAGTGGTTCAGCAGTTTCAGGTGTGTCTGGTGGTACCGTTACAGTTGCTAGCGGTACGGCATTTGGTGACGGTGACATTGCATACATCTATAGTAGAGCGGGTCTAACTTCCATTGACGACATCGTTACGCAGGATGGCGCAGCGGTTGGTGGTCAGACATCGAGGTCTAGAGCGTATGACCTAACGATGGCAGGGAGATCTGCTGGTGGCTGGAATGCCGCAGCTTCAGTTTCTATGAACGGTGGAACAGGTCGGCAGTTGTCTCTTCAAATGCTTGATACCGCTATTCAGAAGATTAGGGAGAACGGTGGTGAGCCTAAGCTTATCTTGCTAGGCCATGACCAGTACTTTGTTTTGGAGCGGCTTCTTTCCGCTAATCAGAGGTACATGGGACAGGAGGAGTATCAGGTGGGTGTAGGCTCTGAGCGTACATTCCCAGGCACTCGTACTGGACTTGTGTTGGCTACGTATCAGGGGATTCCGATTCTACCTGATGCTGATGTTCCGAAGTCCGTTGCTACCGACGATTCTGTGTTGGGTACGAACGTTTATGTTCTAGACACAGACTACTTGGAGATTGCAGTGGCGCAGCCTACTCAGTACGTAGAGAACCGTGACTACTTCGCAGCTAATGCGCTGGTGGTTCGTGGCTTGCTTTACACCATGGCTGAGATGCGTTGTAAGAACATCTTTGTTCAGGCCAAGATTGCAGACTTGAACGCAAGTTAGTAGATATACGGTTGGGGGGGTGTAGATTTGAGGTCTACACCCCCCATAACCAGCTAAATTACGGGGAGTGATTAAATGGAACCAGAAAATGACATGCCTATCCCTAAGGATGAGGAGATCATCTGGCCCAAGGGTCGCCAGCTAAAGAAATTACTTCCAAAATTTGGATCTAATAGACCTCCTTCAACAATACCTGGATGGAAGAAACATGACAACTAGAACGACTAAACCAAATGAAGTTCCTACTGCCGTAACAATTGATTTAGCAGTCTATATGGAGAGATTAGATACATATATTTCAACTCAG